CAAATAGTATTACATCTGCGTCAGTTACGACGAAGTGCTTACCATTAAATTCCTGTATACAATTCTTAGCAAGTACACCACTGTTTACTTGTGATTTCTGGAATGACATAACTCCTTGCCCACCAACAAGTCGCATAATGACCATTGAGTGTGTTTTGTATATTACGAAGAAGTCACGCAAAGTAAGCCCGTCTATAATCTCACCTTTATCTTGTGTTAAGTAGTTGTCACCAGCTAATGTAGTTGGGTCAGCTATATTCCAGCTTGCTGGTAGTGCGCCATTGTCAGATAAGTCACTCCATATAATTCTGTTTTCTTGTTTAACAGCACTTTCGGTTATGTTCATAGCAACTAAGAATCCTCTGTAAGGTCTAATTGAAGTACATACTGTGTTAGCTGGCCAGGCTGGTAGTTCAGCTATTGGGTTTGAAAGTATATTATCCCAGTAGAAAGGTCCGTCTACTTCGTTGTTCATTACAGGGAAGTTATTGAATAGTGTACTGTTCCAGTTAACCGCACCAGATGTTGCTAAGTTATTACTGTTAATGTTTGTGTCTGTTGTAAAGTCAGTTGCGTGAATAGCGCCATCACCCATATATACCCAAAGTGGGGATATGTGATCGCCGTTAAACTGTAATTCATATGCTTGTACTGGAGTAGCCGTCGCATCTGTAACACCACCGAACTTTTCAGCCGCGTTGTTGTTGAAACGCATATTCTGACCGCCAGTCCATTCTGTTTCTACATCGAGTGGGTTTGTATCACTTACGATGCCGTATGGCTCCAGCTTTACATTCTGGAACTTAGCCATTAGTTAAATATCTTTCTGTAAAGGAAGTTGTATGAGCCAGCTGCTGAAACACGAACATGCGCACCATCACTCACAACATTGACAGAACCACCATTGTAGTCGCCCGATATTCTTGGTTGCCATCCACCTGTACCAGTATAATACTCTACAACTACCCGGTTGCCATTGTAGGCGTCAGTACCACCCACTTTTATATTGTATACACCGGCTGGTACAAGCATTGTTCCACCACCAAAACCAGTGATGTTAAAAGAACCATCAACTGCTGTATTGTTTATCTCATTACTGAAGCGTATAGTGTCGTTATTAATGTTACAGCTGATTGTGTGATTGCCTGAGTCGTTCACATTCGAGCCAGATATGTCACCGGATAAAGCAATTGTTCTATTGCTGTTAAACTTAGATGCTGTACTTGCGTTGCCAACTACTGCGCCAGTGTGTGTGCCTGCACTGTTACCAGTTAAGTTGCCTACAACATTGCCAGTAAAGCCAGTTTGTGTGCCTGTAAAGTCTGCGGCTACAAGAGTCTTGTTTTCAAGTGTGTCGGTTGTTGCTGGTTGAACTAAGTCATTAATTTCAGCGGCTGTCTTTACTACAGCTACTTGACCTAAGTTAGGGAATGAACCCTGTACCGCATTCTTCACGCCACGCAAATGGTTAGCCGATTCCTTTACTTGGTCTGGGCTGTTATTTGGATTGGTTGAATCCATATCATCAATAAAGTTAAAGGTTGGTTCTAATGGCATTATGCCGCTCCTATTGTAATTGTTGGTAGAACATATCTACCTGCCAGTGCTGTCTTATTAGCAACTGCTATTTCTGTGCTAAACGCAGTGAGCCATACATTCAGCTGTTCCTGGTCTTGTACATAAATGTAAACCTGTATCATCATTGCGGCTAGATAAATCATCGGATAATTCGTAAGTACATCTGTTGATGCGTTATCTATAAGTGATGGCACTTTAGCAAAGTACGTTATCTCACCTGGGTAAGGATCACCACCATCTATGCCTGGACGAAATTCAAACTGTCCACCGTGCATCGCGTAAGCTCTGGGCTTACCTGTAGCACGACTGTACTGTGCGTCAAGCTGTTGTGGTGATAATTGCTTTAGTGGTACCCTGGCACCAGCTAATTCAATGTGCATCGCTCGCATCTCTAAAAAGTCTGTTGGCAAATCAAAGTAAGTAGTATCAAAGGATACTGGCAAGATTGTCTCTTGTTCGGTAACCCTTAACTCTTTATTGATAATAGACTCAGCAAGTAAAACGAATGTATCCATTTTACTTGACAGGTCTGTTCTGTGTGCGAAGTCTTGTACTTCTTGTTGTAGTTCTGTGTAATTCATTATGGACACGCTCCTGGGTTAGTGTAGGCGGAACCACCTTCTATTGCTGTCTGTTCACTTGCGTTTGGCGCTATCAATAAATCGTTGCCAGAGAACATAGATGTTGTTGTGCCACCGCTGGTTGTATCTATGTTTGTTATACAAACTAATTTAGGACTAAGCCTAAGCATATAACTAAAATCAGTAACTGCGCCGAAATTAAAGTTGGACATATCAATACTTTCTATATTCGAACATGACTGAGTAAACGAATTAAAGGTTGTGACTTTGGATGTGTTAAAACTAGATAAATCAAGACTCGTTAGTCCTGAACAAGACCTAAACATACTATCCATACTATTCGCGTTTGCTGTATCAAAATTTGACAAGTCAACACTTGTAAAGCCTGTAGAACTCATAAACATTCTATAGAAGCTTGTAACATTAGATGTGTTAAATTTAGTTAAATCAAACGAAGTACAAGATGGCATCCATCCAAACATCGCGCTTGCTGTTGTTATAGTGCCAGTCTCTTCGATTAATGTAACAGCACTGAAGAAATCCTTCGACATAAAACTTATTTGAGTAACGCCAGCATCTACAGCGTTTACTATTACATCGCCGCTTGGCACACCTTTAATGTTTACTGGTCCACCACTTGCTGGAGTAAATGTATTACCTCCATCTAAGCTGTATTCAACTGACCCATATATATCAAAGTCAACTGCGTCTACAAAGTTAAGTGGCACTGCTGTTATTAATGACCCTACTGGTGCTACACACTCGCCTGGGTTAATGTAATGGTCACCGGTTAGTAATGCTGACTGTTCTGCAAAATCTGGTGCACCAAGTGCTGGTGTGTTTAAGAACATGTTCGCAGTATCGGTATAATTAGTTGTATCTATTTCTCCTAAACAAGTTAAGTTAACACAGTCTTTGAACATGCTAATGAATAATGTTCCGTTTGTTGTGTCCATTGGTGGGATAAATGTAAGTCCAGCACAGCCTTCAAATGCCGCTGTGTAATCAGTAATATTATTAACTGTCATAGGTCCACCAGTTACCGCTTCAAGTTTTGAATTACCTTTGAATGTACTATTCATGCTTGTTATTGTAGATGAATAATCAAATTGGACTCTACTTATTGAATCTGAGGTAAATTGAATGTTTGATATTGCTTTGTCACTTATAATGTGTATCGCACCGGTTGCTACTGCGGTTGCAGTTGGGCCGGCATAATCTACATAAGTACCATCACCCCAGTCGACCGCAAATCGGCCACCTGTAAGTGTAAATGTGTTTGATGCTACTAGGTTTACTGGTGTAACATACGCATCAAATGTTGTCGCACCAGCGGCAATACAGTTAGTTATTGCGTGTCTGGCTGACGGAAGAAATCCGTGTGAGTTACTAAAGTCTCCAAGACTAGCGTCATACGACAATTGTAATGTATCAAAGGCAGAGATTGGATTATCCCATGTAACATCAAGTAATACTTGATCTGTTGGGGATACACTACCAGCGTTAATTGTAACACTGGTTGCGTCTATGCCTGTGGATGCTACTTCTACTATCTTAAATGAAACATGACTTAAAAATACTGAGGTGCCTACTGTTCCGTTGTTCTGAATCGTAAAATTCTGTTCGGTGCCTGCCTCAGTCTGCATATTAAAGACATGAGTGCCAGCTGTTGTTATAGTGTGTACATTTACATTGTCATTTGAATATACTTCACATGTCGCACCTGCTTCAATTACATCAACTTCCATGCTAACTCGTATTGTGTGTACATCACCATCTGTTGTATATGGGTTACGGATAATGCCTGAATCTACAAGCCCGGTTGCATTTATAGAGCAAACTCCGGCTGTTACTGTGGCATAGTTACAGTGCCACTGACTAGCTGACGGCCCCGCGGAACACCCTGCTTCAAAGTACGGGTCGGATACTAGTTCTGCACTTAGTTCTTCTACATTGGCATTCTTTGTGATGCGTATACCGCTGGCATCAGTAAATGTAGCTTCTTTAGTAAGTTGAATAGCAATGGTGCCACCACCACTACAGTTGATTCCATCTGACCAAGCGGCACCTTCACCAAAGCCACCGCCGTGTGATGATATGAAGTTACCTGTGGTAATTACACCGTTGTTTGCAAATGGGCCAAGTAGGCTTCTACCTCTTGGAAAATTAAGTACTCTGCGCATTTACATTGTCCTCTGTTTTGCGTTTGGTTTGTA